TTTTCAAACCACAATTTTACCGATATATGTTTTTGAGCCATGTTGACTCCTCCTTTATTTTTCTAGATTTAAAAAGGAAGCACGGAGCGTCCCTTTATACCGTCTTTCCAATGTCTACGCTGGATTTATTATCAGAGCCTGAGTCCGGATTTTTATAAGCATTGCCAAACACTTTTTCATAAAACTTGTCCAAATTGAAATTCGGTGCGTCCTCATCAGCCAATACTTTATAGGCGTTGTCTTGTTCGCGCTCCATAAATTCAGCAGAAAGTTTGACCGTCTGAAAATCTGTCTTTTCTTCTTTTGTTTTCCATTCATCATCCGGCAAAGAAAAACGCCCTTTTACAAGTCCCACATGGCGATTCTTACCGTTTGCTTTTGGCCCAAAGAAGGACATAGCAACCCACGGCGGAATGATATTTTTCTTAAATAAATAGAGGCCGTCTGTTTCCTCAATTCCTAACAGTTCGGCCAAGATTTCCATTGGTAAATCCCGCATTTCCAGCTCCAACTTTGTGGAACCTGTTGTGACGGCCATATCAACTAATTTGTTGTCTGCATATTGTTTTTCGGTTGATGTTTCCGTATTTACTTTCGCGTTGATTGCATAGGGATATTCAATAATTTTTGAAGCTACATAAAGACCATTCACCTTTTTTAAAGGCGCAAATCTAACGCCTTCCAACCCGGTAACGGAACTATATTCAGGCATTCTAAAACCTCCAATTATAGTAAAATATTGGCCTCAAACCGGTAACCTTTCCGGATAAGGCCCTCATCTTTTAAAAAGTCATTGATTAAAATTCCTGTTTGAAAATCTAATCGATTCATGACCCCAACTACGGCAGCCAAAATCTGATCGCAGGAAGAATCGTTGTATACATCAATTTGATAAACGGCACTGTCTTTAATCGGCTTTCCGTCAGCCCATCCTGTAGTTCTGTAGTCCAATTCCTGAACAACGATATAGGCTGGTTTGCTTTTGATGCCAATCGGTACCGCAAGTTCAAAAATGTTTGCTGGATCGGCCAACAATAAAAGCGCTGGATCGGTTTCCAGCGCTTCAAATACTCTGTTTTTCAGTTGTAATGCTCTTTCTGCAACATTCATAGCTTGTACCCTTTCCTAATAACGGCTACCATCGCTTCAAGCATTCGATCGTTTGCACTTTTCATACTCTGCTGAATAAACGGGTTAGCCGGTTGATGGATCGTACCGAATTCCGGTAAATGGACACGGTATTTTGTATCTTTTGTAGGGCCGACCACAGCATATATCTCACCATCAGGGTCCTTTCTCGTGCGATTACCGACTATAATATCTTCATCAATGTGGGGATGGCTCCCTCCAATATTGGAACGGGGAGCATTCTTGTTAATTTCCTTCGCAAGAATCGCGCCGCCGGCTTTCACAGCAGCTTTATTTATTTTTTCGTCCTTCCTTGCGAGTGAAGATAAATATGAATCTAATTCTTTAAAGCCCTGCATCTCCATTTCGATTTTCATTATTCCACCGCCTTTGCCCTGATTGTGGTGAAATTTTTTCGTGAATAGTTCGGAAGAATTGATTCGATCTCATATGATTGGTTCTCAAACAGAATCCGCATATGTTTGTCGATATCCTCACGGTGTCGGATCGTAAATTTTATTGTATGTTCTTTTTGTACAGCCGCTGCTGCATAGTATTCCCGGCCTTTTAATCCTTCAGCTTTTGCCCAACATTCAACGACCGTTTCATAGTCACCTTCCACAGGGAGACGGCCGCCTTCTTTTTTCTTTTGAAACTTGATTCGATATCGCATGTCATTCAGCATCGGCATCAGTCTCCGAAACTGTGTATTTTAATTGATTGATCAACGTTGTCAGAACTCCATCAAGGTTTGAAGTTGTGCCAGCTATTTCACGGTTTTCATACCAGTGAGTTACAAAAGCCTTTACACACAAATCTGCGCGAGCTGAATTATTTGGGAATTTCAGGCCCGTTGCGGTCGTAATGTATTCTTTTGCTGAAGCGATAAACCCAAGAATTAAATCATCCTCCAGATCACCATCGACCCGGAGGAATTTTTTCGCCTCTTCAAGCTCTTTTTGTTGGGTTTCAGTCATAGGGCATCACCTATCTTTCGTTAACTAGATGAACCGCCTTTGAGCTCATCAATTTGCTTTTGTAGGTCTTCAAAAATGGCCTTTACTTCGCTGTTAAAGTGATCCGGCATGACACTGCCGGTTCCGATGTTGTTGCTTCTAACAGACTTGTCCGCAAGCATTTCATGTAGGATACTTTTCTCTCCAATTTCAGCCGGATCGCCTTTGTCACCTTTCGGGCCTTGTGGTCCTTGTTCACCTTGCGGACCTGGTTCGCCTTTATCCCCCTTGTCGCCTTTTGGACCTTGGGGTCCCTGCGGCCCAGGTTCCCCCGGCATCCCTTTGATGTATAAAGGATTATCTTCACTGTTGCCTTTCAAGTAAACAGGCGTTACCGGTTTTCCTGTGCCGTCGTCCTCTGCGGAAGTATAAACACCATTGCTTTGGTTTAAAAATTGATCTGCCATTTTTCCTCATCCTTTTCTTTTATTATTTTCCAACATCAACTGATTTATCTTCTGAGCCGCCAGCGCTTGGAGTTTCATTGTCAGGAACTGCATCTTTAATTGATGAAAATTCCGCGTAAACCACCGCATCTGTATCCCATAGGACTACGTCCTCACGTTCAATGATTCGCACATCTGTAGAGTTACGGTAGAATGCTTTACCACCGACATTTGTCGTTAAAATGGAATACTGCTGGCGGTCAAACAGTTTAACGGCTTCTTTAAGGTCTCCGATGATTAACGGATGTTTTGGTGTTTTTGTGCCGTTGCTCGGCAAATACTTATCAGAAATCACAGAAACCGGCTTTCCAAACAACAACTTTTTCGTCGGGTCTGTAGGATTCGGCTGAAGTAGATAGCGGCCGAACGCGTCTTTCAGTTTATCCAACATATTAAAGCCGGATTGGTTTGTGACAACTTTAGTTGTCGCATTAATAGCTGGATCGAGTTTGACATTAAGAATGTCTTTAATATCGTCCTGTTTTGAAACCGTTGTTTTTGCAAGGGTCCCCAATTGATTAAGGATCAACGTATTACGGGTTACGGCTGATTTTTTCGCCAACCAAGTCGTTAGATACTGCAAGAGCGCTTCCTTTGTATCTGCAAGCAGATCGTTCGAAAGAACCAAGATCCCGGCATAATCCTTGATGTTATATTTAATGTTTTCAAATTTAGGGTTCTCTAACTCTTCAATATTTTCTAATTCCTCAAGATTTGCCAATGGGGTGATATCTGATAATTTTTCAAGAACCCGTGAACCTTTGTTTGTTGATACCGGAATGACATCGACGAGATTTGCCAGGGTATCAAATTGGCGTCGTTTTTCATTAATTTTCGTGGAGATATCCTGCGGTACAATAAGCCCGCCATCCTCATCCACACCTTCTTTCATCGCGGCAAGAGGCTGCGGTACTTTGCCTGTTCTAAGGGCGTGAGCAAAAAGTTGAACATGATTCTTCACTTCTGTTTCAGCGATATCATCCGTTGCCTGTTGCGGTGTCTTTGTCTCTGGATCATGCTGCGGCTCTTCTTGTGCATATGAAACCTGCATGTTTCGTAAATCCTCATATGTTTGAATTTGATCTTTAATTTGTTGAGCCTCAGCAAGCAGTTTTTTGGCTTCGTCCATTTTCCCTTCATCGGTCAGCGCTTCAATTTTTGTACGTTTTTCCGCCAAGGTCTGGCGCAATTCTCGTTCTTTTTTGGACATCCCGCCCCCGGCAAAAAATTGAATATCAAGTCTCAATAACTTTTTCTGTTTCAAATGCTTGTCCTCCTTAAAAGTGGCATAAAAAAAGAACCCTTAAAGATTTAAGAGTTCAAGTTTCATATTGATCTTTTGTTTTAGTAATTCATCCGGCTTAGTTTCTTCAGCCGGACTTTCAGCAGTAGATTGAGCAACAATTTTGCCTGGAACATGTTTAAAATGTGCCAGTACCTGATGATCAATGCAGGCTGCTACATCCTTTGATTCTGAAACCATATCGATCAAACCATAATTTAAAGCTTCATCGGCGGTGAGCCAGGTTTCCTCATCCAGCAACTGGCGTAAAGTCCCGTCGTCCAGTTTATCTCCTGCTTTCGCAAGATATGTGGAAACGATACTTTCAGTAATCTTATCCAGATCATCGGCTGCCTTCCGGAATTCCGCGGCATTCCCGACCATCCCCATGTATGGGTTGTGAATCATCATCATGGCGTTACTTGGCATCGTG